AACTTCTTTATGCACCCATGCAAAACCAGCACCTAGAATTTTAAAAACTTTAGTGCTCATTACAGCAGCTTCAAAATAAAGCCATAGTTTTATATAATCACTAAGAGGAGGCCATGCATTTTTAATGAAGGTACTTGCTTTAGCGATTCCAAGCACTAATCCTTCAATACCAGTAATCACCCTATCCATCACATTACGAATCATCTGAAGTAAGTTAATGAAGTGTTTTTGCGCATCATCCTCATACATTAACTTGTTAACTCGCTGAATGTGATTATAAAGCACTTCTCCGAAGATGTTGCCTACACCTTCAATCTCACTGGCCGTGTGCTGCGCCATAACAATACTTTGCTGCATAGCAGCACGCCAATTTTCAAGCGCCTTTTCAACATTCCGCTTAAGCATCTCCTCCTGCATACGCTTAGCGGCATCACCTGTTTTCTCAAGAATCATACGGACAGTTTCAGCCTTATCGCCCATGCTTTTAAGCTGTTTCACATCTTCTGCGGTAAGAACGCCAATGTTTCGCAGCATCCTGACCATAGCATTTGTTGCTTTCATCTGGCCTTCAAGCATACCTTGCCACTCAGAACGTACCTGCTTGATGTTGTCACCTGTGGACTTTGCAACCTGAATTAACAGATCGTTAAAGGCGGAAAACTCATCAATCATGTTTGTTGGGAGAATAACACCATGCTGAGCAAGCTCACTGAAACCTGTGATAAGCTCATCAAGAGTTGATGCAGACTGTGTGGAGGCGTGAGCTAAAGCGAGAGTGTAATCAGAAGCAGCATCCATAGCCACATTAAAATCTTCAATGTTGCCTGTGGCGAGGGTGTAGTAGGTTGCGATTTCAGCTTGAAGTGATGCGAGTTCACCAGAACTAAAAATAGCTTCTTTGATAAGATCAACTGTGGAATAAAGCACATTTTCAAACACGTTCATAGCTCGATAAGCAACTGTGAAGCCGATAGCGACAGCACCAAATCTCTGCCACCACATATCAAGCATAGAGCTATACTCGTGTCCTGCCTTCGACCCGGCACGCACTTTCGCATTAAACTGGTTTAACTCTTTCTGTGATTTGTTAAGGCTGCGGTTAAGCCTAGAAAACTCTTTATCAGGAATCTCATGACGCATTTCGCGCAAAGCTTTAGCGGTACGAGTTATAGTAGCTTGATAATTTTTAAGGTCTACTGGCCCCATACCACTTAAGCTCATACCCTTCAAACTGCTCATGTCTTGCTCAACTTGCTGCATACGCTTATAATCTCGCAGCACAGACTTCATTTGTGTGCCTACACGTTTCAACATTTCAGCACGTTCTCGTTCAGCACGGGAAGCGGCTTCGGTTGAAGTGGTTAGGCGGTCAAGCCTAGCTTTTACATCAGTAAGATTCTTACGTGCAAACTGGAGAGCTTCAGCGTTATTTGCGCCGTAGCGTTTTACAGACTTTTGAAGGTGGTTGTATTCATCACGAAGTGACGCGGCAAGGCGGGCTTGTTTTTTAAAGTCCCCAGAGACTTCAGCCTTCTCTAGGGACTTTCTTAACTTTTCTGTTCCTTGATATAATGCATTGATGTGCTTTTGAAAATCTGATATGCCCTTTTTAGGGGAGAAAGATTTAGACATAGCATCAGACAACCGCTTCGTGTGCTGCTCGATCTTATTCAGAGCTTCATCGACTCGTTTTGTCGAGTCATTAAAGCTATCAAGCATCAATCGCAGTTCTAAGTTAAATCGTCTATTTGCCATGAAATCGCTCTAGCTCCCTTTCATAAAATCCTTGTGTGTACGGGCCATGTATCTTTAATGATTTTTCAAAGTGGTCTCTCTTAAAATTAAAGCCACGAGCGATTACTTCAGACTGTAACGCTCGTTGCCTCGATGCCTCATTTCCAAGCAATTTTAGCTTTTGTAGAGGCATCCCCAAAGCAGTAAAGAAATCAATGTGTAGCACAGCTGCAACTGTGCCAGCTAACTCAAATCTATCTACTGACTCTGGGGTAAATCCATCTGAGGAGGGAAAATTGCCTCCGTGATCTGTTTCACGATGTTCGCGAAAGCAGCCATACCATAACCTTCAAGATCTTTATCTTCACAATTCAAGATCCTTTTCACGATCTCCTTCTGAGTAACTTCCTCGCTTCTCATCATCTTTGCAATGTCCTCAGGCACATCACGCACAGTAAAAGTTTTACCGTTAAGCGTAACTTCAATTTCATTCTCTTTCAGATACTCGTCTACATTAAACTTTTTTCCCATCATCTTTCTCCTTTACATTGTTAATCTCTCACCACCAATAGTGAGTATGCTACCACCAAATAAGAGGTAATTTCATGTTGATTCTATTCTTAAAACTTGGCCTGCAAACTCTGTATCCGGTTCTGCAACTGTGCCATGCAGTAACATCTTAATGCCCTTCTGTGTGTTTGTGCCGATCTCGCCTATTTCAGGAGACAGCATAATCTTACATCTTGGTAAAGTTATTATGATATTTCGCCCAGTTAGCACAACATTATTATAAGCTAAAAGGTCAGTGTCATCTGAGATTATTATATCCGAGTTCCACTGAAAAAAACTAAGTGTTCCTGTAACACCAGTCACAAGGTCAGTGCGTTCTATCCCATAACTTGTCACATTATTCTGCGTTTCGTATAACAAGTCAAGGGAACCTCCCCCGAATGTTTTTCCAAGGGAGGTTCCATTATGTGCTACTGTAACTGGTCCGAAGTTAATCATTAGGCACTCGCAGTAGTGTCACCAAAAGTACCGATAAGACCAGTAGAGTCTGCATAGCCAGTTGCTTCAAAAGCTAAGACACGCTGATCACTTCGGTTGTAAACCATAGACAAGTTTGCTTTGATACCAGCTTGATGCAAGGTGATAAACTTGTTAGCATCAGTGGTAACAACGCCAGACACATAAGGCTTGAGAACAAGCACTTTTGCATTTGTGAGAAGTGAGGTGCCAACATTAGTGCTGATATCAACTTTTTGCTTTGTGCCATCAGTCACTCTTGTCTGTTTTGTTAGGGTTGCTATATTTGCAAGTGTAATCTCAGCGAGGTTTCCAGTAACTCGCATAATTGTTCCAGTCACTTGCTCATCGACCGGGGTAGTGCCATCTTGATCAGTATGGAGAGCAGCAGTTTCTTCTGTCACTTCCAAAGTAACCCCACCCTCGGTTTTACCCATATCACTACCATCAATTTCAATCTGGCAGGGAGAGAGTTCATAATTAGCCATAATTGCCTCCTTTAGGTTGTTTGTTCATAATGAATCTCAAATTCTACACTAAAAGCATAACGGTTAAAGTTTCTATCAAGACCGAGGTACCTTCCGGTCACTTCGCTTGATACTGTCCAACTCCCATCCAAAGTTCCCCTTTTCGAATTAAACAGGATTAGAAGTTCTTCGAAGTTGTTGCGACTTACAACATAGTCCTGGTACATGATAAGGATGTTCACATTGAATCGGTTAAAGTTAATTTCGTTAAAAACATCAGTATCAAAACGGACTATTAAACCTTCCTCTGTGCCTTTGGGTAAGTGAGCGAGAAAAATGTCAGTGCCAAGCACATGCTCAGTCTCACTTTGTATGTATGTGGCTATGGTTGTCTCCAAAGGTCCTCCATTTCATTATCCACAGCTTCATCAACAAAGTCCCAGAACCTCATGTCTGGTATGCCTCCAAGCTCACCCTCACTTGTGTCAAGCACATATTCAGCATAGTCAAACAACTTACCGCCTGCACCTGTATAAAACTCGTTCGCGTTCTCACCAGCTCGTTTTGGGTTGGAGAAGAATAACTGAATAAAGTTTCCTCTCCCTGTTGGCCCTTCACCTCTGTAATGTGCGCCGAGAACTCGCTCATGCCCAACAAACACTGCGCCGCGATCTACAAGGTGATATGGAGAGCCGAAAATCTTTCGTTTATCTGCTGATCTTTCTTCATCACTGTCAATAGGGAAAGAGGGTAAAGATGTAACTTTGTGATAAAGATAACCGGCTATATTTCGGAGAAATACTTTCTTTCTCCTACCTTCAAGCCTAATTTTTAATGATCTAGCAGAGTGTGGCATTATTTAAAAAGAACCTCTTTATGATGAAAATTCTGCTGGCGGTCAAGAAAGTCACCGTCAATCGCTGAAACTTCGTATTGCTCACCTTTGTATGCGAAATACGCGTCAGTTAGATCAACATCATCAAGGAGAAAAATCATACCCTTACCTATTTCTTCTGCAACTCCCTGACCGCCAACAGAATGTCTATCACCGATTGAACGCCATACCACTTTCGACCCGAACTCAAGCCACACATCATAAGTGCCGATCTCCTCAGGATCTGTAATTTCCTGTTTCCAGTTCCTAACTCGTCGATAAAATGTAATGGAGGCGTTAGTTTGCATCGCTATTAAACTTATACCTATCTAAAGTTTCCACATCATCTAAATCATCCTCACCAGTTGAAACTCCGGCTCCGGTTGATGATGCGTACTCTTTGTAGAGTTTATCATACCATTCGTACTTCTTTGACAGTTCCTCATAAGTTCGACCCATGCGATAGGTTGGCTGGAATTTTTTCCTTAAAAGTTCAAAGGTTTTCATTCCAGCCAACCTGACCTGAGCATTTGTGTATAAGCCGAGAATACCCGCAAGCTCATCACTTGTCAAGTCGCTTATCGCAGTGGAACCAACTTCAAGAAGCAGAGTGGCCTGATCCATTATGCAATCACGTCGTAGTAGTAGAGACCCAGGTCACTTGAAAGCTGAACAGGATCAATTTTAAGCATCGCCTCAATCCGGAGAGCATCATTCCGCCACTCCATTGGGATGCGTTTAGTCTGGACACGATTGCCCAGCCTTTTATACACAAGTGTGTAGCCAGCTGAGGGTTTAAACTTGCTGGGACGATCCGGGGTGTAGCACAGAAGCATCTTTTTGGTAAGCATGAAGTCTGTGCCCCCACTGTTCACATCATTAACAACTTCAAGAGAATCAACTTCGAACAGTTTTGCCAGCAAGTCTTTGGACACAACCTTATCACTGGTATTTTTCATCTTGCCAGTGATGTCAGGATGTGTTTTCAGGGTACGAAAAACATCGGCAGTCATGATCAGCCGGTTGGGGCTGTAGCCAGTGGTTTTGGCGACAGTTTCTTTACCTTCAAGGATAGTAGCAACCGGAGTAGCTGCACTATCATTAAACTCAAGAAAGTCCCCACCACTGTCCGCACCCTGCAGATCATCACTCCAGATGGATGCAGTAAAGTAAGTGTCGATCAGGTGTTTGAGAGTCACGCGGTTAATGCGATTAAGCACAAACTCAGTAGCGTCACGCACCGGATCGAACGGGTTGTCATATTCATTCCTATCATCCTTGGAAATGTCCTTGTGGAAGGCATATTCAAGAAGGGAATAAGCCTGCTGACTAACTGTGTAGTCATCGCCAATGGACTCAGTGCTTCCCTGTCGTAGGTAATCACTTACAGTTCCAATATACAGCCAGTCATTCTTGGTGTATTTAGCAATGTAACCAGTAAGCTGAGCAGACCCGACTTCCGGAAAGATCTTGAACATATCAAGACCTACCTCCTGGACGTATTTATTAGCTACGCCAGATACATATTTATCAGTTATTTGATCAAACCAATTAGCCATATCTTCCTCCTTTAGAACAAGTAAACTCTTGCTGTGGTGTCAGTGGTTACGGCTTCAAGTACTACGCCACGAGCGAAAGTGCTTCCAGCGACGGCTTTCACAAACTTGCCACTAGCACCACCAGCGATGGGGTCCATAGCAGCCAGACTTGTTCCAGATCCATTCACTTTGGCAGTACATTCACCGTGGACAACAACTTGAGAAGCCTCATTTGCAGGCCGGCCTATCCGAACTACTCCATAAGGAAGTACCCCAGCAGTAGTTTTTGCACCAGCAAAAGTGACAGCATAACCCTCTTGATCTTCCAAGGTGGCAGACGGCACAACATTGCCAGTAACTATGTTAAGTTCATCTCTCAGACCCATAATGCCTCCTTTTTTAGCTTACAAGTTTATGGGCTTCAATAAAAGCCTCATAATCTGTCATGTTAGAATTTTCTTTTTTCAATTCCTCAGCCTTAGCTTTCACCTTAGCTTCAAAATCATCAGACTCAGGCGGGGTTTCGCCGCTACCCTGTGGCTCGCCAAGTTTCTCAACAACCGCATGAAGCCTTGCAATTTCTTTCCCCATAGCCAAAATCTCATCATTTCCAAGCTTCCCATAGAATCCCATAAGCATGGATTTCTGCTCGTCATTGCAGCCAGTGAGTTTGGCCTGGAGATTTTCTTTCTCAAGAGACTCGACCCGCTGGCGGTAAGCGTCAAGCTGAGCTTTTGCTTCGGGCGGCAACTCAGGGTCTTGGGCGCCCTGCTGCTCAGGCACACGACTTTCCAACTCAGTAATTTTTGCCTGAAGAGCATCTATCTCAGCCTGTTTCTCACTGACTACAGCCTGTTTGACTTCCTCAGTGAGAGCTTGTACCAGATCAGGATGGTCTTTCTTCAGAGATTCCAAATTCATAGTATTTCCTCCATTTTCTTTAATTTCATCAATCATACCAACTTTAATAGCATCTTTAGCAAGAAGGATGCCACCTTTTCCGAAGTCACTTCTGACAGTTGCAATGTCTACGCCGCGATTTCTTGCGACACGTTCTTCAAAGATTTCTGCAAATTTATCAATAAGTGATTTATAATATGCCTGCCCCTGCGCTGTGCCAGGGTCAGGTCGTTTATTTGGCGCGTTACTACTTGTTATGACGTAATCAGATGAGTCACTTTTTGAAACTGTGAAAACAACACCAATAGATCCGAACCCATCTGTTTCGTCTGTGGCATAGATGTTGTCACATGCAGAAGCTACCCAGTAAGCCGCACTCATACAATCGCCGCTTACAATCGCGTCAATCGGCTTTTGTCCACGCGATTCAAAGATAAGGTCACAGAATTTGTTAGTACCGCTGACTTGACCACCAGGACTGTCCACATCCAGAGCTATTCGTTTCACTGCTGGATCAGCCAGTGCAGCTTTAAACTGCTTTGTTAAAACTTCGTAAGATGTGCCTATTCCGATCAAGGTTAGGATGTTTGAATATTTAAAAAGTGGGCCATGAACTTGAATGTGTCCCACACCATTTTCGACTTTCAGTTCTCGCTCATCCCTGTCACCAACATCAAAAAAGGCTTCAAAGGATTCGTTACTCATTGCAAGGATTTCTGAAAGTGAATCTTTAGTAATGGCCCACTCGGTGTTTTGAAATGGCAGGATTCCTTGGTATTTACTATCTTTTTTCATGCAGTAGCTCCTAGCAGCTTGCTGATTTCAATTCTGCGTTATGGATTGAAAGTGTTATGGGTTAAAAATAATTTATTGGAGAGTTTTCAGCCATAAATAAAATTTTATCCGTCCATTTCACCTACTAGCTCTTTTTTATCATCTGGGCGATAGGGCAGGGAAGCGATCTGGAGCAGTTCTTCCTCAAGCGCATTGGTGACAGTTATGATCTCTTTATCAACAAGGCGACTAACGAAGGAGGCCAAGCGATCAAGCCGCGCCCGACGCACTTTAACAAACTGAAGCTCAGGATAATCAGTGAGGTTATTGAAGGCACAAATGTCATGGATTAGCGATTTTGTGATCTTTTCAGCCATGAGGCCCAGGATGGTATTGCATGTTTCGAGGAAATCCTCTATATGTGCTTCAGTGTTAGCGTTGTTTGTTGAAGCAAAGCCACCCATAACAGCGAAAGACTCAAGGAGGCCGACAGCCATCTCAGTATTATACCGATTCACTATGTCTGAAGTTGGGATGGTGCTGCGAGTTTCGCTTTTCAGAATGTTAAGTATCCAACCATGAGGTAGGATCACTCCTTGGCTGCTATCCTTCCTAACGTACTTCACCACATTCTTAGCCCAGTCCACTGTTGAAGCAACATTAGGATCGTAGTTGGGGGAAGATGTGTCTGCTTTTGTAAAGTCAAATCCTTCAGGGGCTTGCATGATCGGCAAACCGCCAAGATCACGGTCAATCCCAAGCGCCTCAGATGCTTCAATCGAACTTTTGTAGTAATAAGGTTTGTAAATATGGCGGAGGATGCTCTCACCGAATGGGTTACGACATATCTCGATTGGGATGAAATGGAGGCATTTTGAGATCGGCATAGCGAAATTGGCAGACAGTTGGTAAATTTTGCCGTTTGCAAACTCTTGGATAGTTAACTGATGCCTTGGAGCAACGTCTTTAATATAGATTATGCCATCCCGCACTCCCCATACTTTCTCGTTAACTGAAAATCCGTAAGTGAGAGACGATGCCATGTCTTGTACCAAGCTGTTTATCCCCTGAGGCAAGCCTTCAAGCTGAGCTTTTACAAAATCAGCGTTTGGCCCTACTATCTTCCACTTAGTTGAGCGGAGAATATTCTCAATGCGGAGCATCAGGCCACCGATGATAGGGTCATTTTTCTTCATGTTCCTATACTTGGCGAGACCTTCAGGCGGCTGTAACTCCGAAAAAGGCTCCTTCTCAATATCTTCCTCGTCATAGAGATACCCCATCACTTTCTGCGGAGCCTTACCTTTACCTCTTTCCTCAACCTGCGCTTTTTTAAATCTGTCAAGTAAACTCATTTTCATCCCTCACTAAGTTGTAAATTGAAACTTAGGCAACAAATTTCCCATATTTGCCAAATCGTTCTGTTTTTTCATCTACTATTAAAATGCTACTCACGCTTGATGGCATAAGTTTTGTTTTTACTGAAAAACTTTCAAGATCAATATCCTCAGTCATCATCATTGCATCTGCATAGTCAGGGGAAAAACCATATTTGCTGACAAATTTCTTCTTCGGCTCCATGTCAATCGGGCCAGATGCAAAATCAAATAACAAGTTAGCGAGTTCTTTCTTAAGACGGGCAGGTGGGGCAACAGGAAAATGATATTTTCTAAAACCTTTGTGGAGACTGTAGAACCCTTCGGCCCTCTTACTTCTATACATCGAAGGTTGGGTAGATTTCTCACTTCCGACGTGCCCCACCACATCGAATAAACCTTTTTCAAGAAGATGGCGATAGACACCTGAACCTTTCCCTATAGCATCAACGACACAAGTAAACTTACCTTTCCCTTTGTAAAGTCTTTCCCATTGAGCCACAGCCTCGCGCTCAATATCAGGCTCAGATGTGAATGGGAACTCATCCCAACGGATAAATGAGTTACCCTGCCGATGGCAAAATACTGTTAAGTCACCCATTCCGCCTACATCTATTGCCATGACAACATCACCGCCCATGTAAGCTGTGTTTTCATGTATAACTGTATCGAAAAGGTCTGGAGTTACAACAACAGAATCGAGGATGCCGATAGGGAGGCCGAGCACTTTGGCCCGGTACATAGGATGGTCTTTACCGTAACGAGTGATGATGCGTTCTTCAAAGCTTTTATCGACAAGAGGAGATTTACGAGAGTCGAAATAGAGAACTTTGTAGTCTTTCCCCTTGCCAGTCGGATCAGAAATAGTATCGTAGTAATATCCACCAGTGGAAACTGGGTTGGAGATCAGGAGGATGTAAGCGTTCTCCTGCGTCATTGCTCCTTCAAGAGCAGTAAAAACTGGATCAGGGACACCACTTGCTTCATCAACTATGATCAGCACATTTTCACCGTGGAAACCGGCGAGTGTGTCATTCAGGTTCACTGAAGACGTGTCCCTGGGAACGGTTCTGGCGACAGCGTACCACTCAGGAAATCCCTTCACATAGAGCTTCTCCGACCGGAGCTCAAAAATATCCCTCAACTCGCAGCGTTTAAGCCAGAAGGATATTTCACTCCACAAGATGTCTTTTAATTGTTTACCTGTTGGGGCTGTTGTAGGGATTCGTGCGAAAGGATGAGTGGATAGGAACCAAATGCATAAAAGTGCGGCAACGGCAGTTTTGCCGATACCGCCACCAGCAGATACGCAAACATTTTTTTCTTCAATAAGCGTCTCACCAATCTCTTTTTGCTGAAAGGTGAGACCAGAAAAGGATAAACCTGTAAAAGATATAAAGCGGTTTACCCAACCATCAAAGTCGTTATGATATTGTCTGCTTATCTCATGGCATAGCTTCAGGATTTGATTTTGCTTTGCGCTCACGCTCTAAGTCTTTCCATAATTTTTCCATATCGTCCTCTGCCCCCTTATCAACTTTTCCTATGTTAATTGCCTTTTGCAGAATCTGTGCGAGAATTTGAACTGCTCTAAGCTGCTCCCCGGCATTTTTCCCATCACTTTTATCCAGCTCAATAAGATCATCAAGACTTTTCAAAAGTTTAAAAATCCGGTGCCTGCTTTCACGCTGCAACTTTTTGCTTGCTTGTTTCTCAAGCTCTTCATCAAACTTTTCCTCGTACCTAGGAAACTCGAAAAAGATATGCTCCAACGTGCCCAGCTCTATTCCCATTCTTGCTTCTATTGCGCGGAAGTTACCTAAGTCGATATACTCTAACGCAATTTGTCGCATGAAATCAGAGTCTTTGTCAAATGAATTTAAAACGTCGGATGTCTTTTTCATTATTTTGTCCGTTTGTATGCCCTGTAAATTTGATTAAACATATAAATGGTACATAAAAGCCCATGTTCGGGGAAATTTTCGATCTTAACCTTGTTCCCTTGTAAATCTATAACATGACCATCATCAAATCGCATATTCAAAATTGATGCGACGTAAGGAATGGTGGTTCTAATTGGTGCGTAGTTGTGAAGCAATGTTTCTATTGATGTCTTCTCAACAAAATCATTTGGAGGTAGTGTTGGGTCAATCGGGAGAATGTTCTCCAAAAGATCCCTAACAAGGTCTGATGTTCTCATTCCATACTTTTCAGCAGTGAGTTTCATTCTCTGTTTTAGATCTGGCGTCACCGGCACGTTTATACTAGACATCGCAGTCCTCCAAAGATGTAAAAAGTTTATTTTCGATTTGTTCACACAACCGTCTGATTGCTGATACTTTCATTTCAGACCTGCTTACACTTACAATGTAGGTTACACCTTTTGTCTCCACTTGCAGCTTATAGTTGTCTTTGTCATATAACGACATGATGTTTACAGTATCACAAAATCCATTTATGTGAGCAAAGAACTCAATAGGTGTTTTTGCTCTTGAAAGGAAATGTTGAAAACGTGATAAGCGAAGCCCGAAAAACTCACATGCTTTTACTTGCCAATCTGAGTTTATCGACAGGATATTGTCAGACAAAATAGTGTTTATATGTTCTTTGAATAGGTTTGTTACAGTAGTGCCCATTCGACGAGCATACTCCTTCATTAATTTGTGAGTCTCATCATCGACCCGGAAACCTATATGTGCCATCTTTTCCTCCTTATTGAGCTACTAGGTAGAGTACTCCATCTATTTCGCGCTTAGTCGCTATATCCATGAAGTCAAGCTGTGTGATTATAGCTTTAAATTCTTCCATTGTCAAGTCTTGAAAAAACATTCGCATCAGATCACGCATAGGCACCTTTCCTCCATTCGCTTCAAGTATGTGCTGAATACGCGACATATGATGCACGTATTTGTTGCCGCCAGTGAGAAGGTGAACCATTTTTAGCTTCTTCTCTGTTTTGTGGAGCAGGTGTAACGCACGAACATAGTCAATCTTTTCAACTTGAAACCGCCCGTCGCCTATAGCCATCAGACTTGCGAGTTTAGGGACGTGCAGTTTCACTTTCCTTACATAATAACTGGCGAGCTTTGGGTCTTCCTGTGGGTCTATCATTTGTGCACAATACCAGTCATTGTAGAAGGCATGAGCTTCTTTAGACTGTGAAAGTGGGCCGTATTTATCAGCCAGATTGAACAGCATTTCAAGCGCTTCAGCCCTGGCCGCATACTGGTCAGGTGTTACAACTGGATCTGGATATTTGCCACGCGTAGCATCCTCATAGATAATAATGAAGCGGGCAATGAGACCGCCAGCTAGAGCTTCATCAGCTACATTATCACCAAAGGTTTTAGGTACCATGTTAGCCATGAAGTTTAAAAATGGGTTAGGCAGTGAGTATGTGCCGGCAGACTTTGTTCTGTCATTGTAGACTGTTTCCTTTGAAAAAATCTCAGTGAAAAACCGAACAATGTCAGGGCCGCCGGAGGATAGCAAAGTGTTAAACTCGTCGCTTATAAAGGTAACGCTGGAGTGATTAAAATCACCATCCTTCGTTTGAAACACCTGTATGCTTTCTGCCATATCCATAACTATTTTCGCTTTTGTAGTTGCCCCTTCAAAAACCATCATGCCTGCGTCATTGAGTAGTTTTGCCCCAAGTCCCATACTTGTTGATTTGTTACATACTCCAGGTGGTGCGACAAAAAGCAAGTAAAGATTCATGTATATATTGAAAAAGCCTTTTGGCAGCCAGATTCGTTTTTCACATGCTCCAGCAAGCACCGCCAGCCCTACCCATGTGTGGATAAGTTCTGGAGTTTCGTTGCCTGTAGTATATTTTTTATAAAGCTCTAGAAAACGGCAATATTCCATTATCTTTCCAGCGATTCATAGACTTGTTTAATGTTATTTAGATCCTTTACTTCTTTTAGATCTTTCCAGTTATAGCCTATCTCAAAATCGCATGGAATTATCATAGGTAATCCATTTACGACTATCTCCTGTTCTGTGATTTCTTTCATTTCTGGCATCACACTTTCGAGAGTGAGTAGTGAGTCAGGCACACTAACTAATACTGAGTCATGAACTTGTAAGTGAAACCAGATAGGTGACAGTTCAGAAATTGGAAGTATAGCATGGCCAAGATAATCTGCGGAGGTGGACTGTGGTTCTGCTGCTACCGCATCTGTAATCATACTGTCAAAGAACGGACCAAAAAACTGAATGACTCGACCAAAGCAAGTTCTAATGTACCGCGACTTCCTGACATCAGTGTTTATCCTATGATGCCAATCATCAAGTTTCGGTCTGATTCTGTAATACTCTGATTTGTGCTGTTTAGCTTCTTTTGCGCTACAGCTCAAGATTTTGGAAAGCAGTGACCAACCAAGCAAATAGTGTGTTGCATGAGCAACCTTCTTCGCGTACTTATTTCGCTGTATTTTTGTGACTTCTTCAAAAGGCACACCAAAAAGTTGTGACGCAACAAAAGTGTGCTGGTCTCGTATGTCGAAGTCACGCAACCATTTCTCATCTCCACAAAGAGCCGCGACAACTCGTGCCTCAGCATTTGATAAGTCCATTTGGATAAAGATGCGGCCAGGATCAGCTTCGTAGAACATGCGAATGTCCTTTGGCTGGTTCTGCATGTTGAAACCACTACCTGTGATACTCTTTGAGGAAGCCCATCGACCTGTGTAAGTACCACAGATGTTCATAGAGAAACGAACCCGCCCATCTTCATTTGTCTTAACTTTGTAGAAATCTCTGCGTTTCGTCCTAGTCTTTATCTCTCTTATCAGCCCAATACGTTGCTTGTGAGGAGTGGGGTAAGACTCAAGTTTTTCAAGTGCTTTATCATCACTCGTGACCTTCCCTTTAAACTTTTGCTTAGGCATGTCTAAATCTTCATAAAGATACTTCTTAAGCTGAACATGAGACCCTACATTTATATCTCCTATCGTTTCATCCTTTATATGTGTAAGCACTTCAAGGGAACGTTCATTATCATCCGCAAACGCACTCACCTTGTCATGATTCACACGGAAACCTGTCAGCATGGCAAATAGGGCTGGGCGGACACATCCCATCATTAAATCAAATGTGCCTTGCGTCTGCCAGAAGTCAATTTCTTCTTGAATCTTAGGCCAAATTTCATGCGTCAGGCAGCAATCCTTCCCATTGTAGATGTAGAAAGCTGGCCAGTCAACGATCTTGTTACGCTGTAAGTCCTTTATAATTTCCTTGCCTTCACTATTACCAGTAATAAAAATATTTTCATTAGATCGGCATAAAAAGAAACCAGGATCAGTCTCTACACAATAAACATCACCATTATAATATTCATCTTTTATATGGTAAGGTTTAACTGATATATACTCAGTTTTCTTCATGGAAACTTTTTTACATTTCCATTTATCACCAGCCGCTTTCATTACATGAGCTGTATATCCACATAAATGAGATATAGTTGCAACCCACTCAATATTATTATAGTTATTTGATGAGTAATTTAAAGCTGCCCCATTATATGTTATCCAGCCATCCCAAAGCACTAATTCTTGTAAAAAAGCATTTAAAGTTTCTTTATTATAATTTAACATATAGCTGCCAAAATTTTTATCACGTCCTAATAATTCAACTATCTCATTAACAACATCACCTTTAACTTGGCACTCTAATCTATCTCGCACACCTGAATTAAAAACTGATATTTCAACTCCAAGCTCCTCACATATCTCATATAATCTTTTAATTTTTCTCTCTTTAGTTAGATTAAAATATACCTCTTTACTTCTATCCCATCTAACTGCTGCATCAGCTTGAATTGCTACTAATAATTTAATGTAAGAACATTGCTCTGTGCCTTGGCTGTATTCACCAGCAGATACAATATTACACCTTCCAGTCATATCATTAGCTTCCGTGACTCTTCTACTTTTTTTATGTGTATCAGCATTAAGAATTCTATGATTTTTTGTGTACCAGCAATTATGACGTAATGTATTTATGCTTTTTCCATAACCTTCAAACTTATATTTAATAAGATTAACTTTATCAAAGTATAAATGCCCACTAAAAGTGCTAACCATTATAGTTTCTTCTTTATTTAAATCTTTAAATCTTTTCCAGCCGTTTAAAGTTAAAACCTCACAATCGCCTTTTAAGCATTTCCAATATGGCTGCTGGGTGTAAATGGAAGCACAGAAGGCGAGACTCTTTGGAAGTGTTGGAAAGGCTGAGTGCTGTCCGATCATTGTGTCAAAGAAGATGTTTTCATTTCTAATGCCGTAGTA